CGTCAGCTCTCGGCGCACCGCGATGATGTCGTTGGTCGCCTTCTGGCTGACCTTGAGCAGCTCGGCCTGCTTGGCTTCGAGACCGATGAGATCCAACGCCTGTTGCGCCAGGCGCACGCGGTCCTCATTCTCGGCGCGGAGCTGCTTCGCGCGATCCAGCGCCGCTGTGTCAGCCGCGGCCGACTGCGCGGCGGTAGCGCCACTCGCGCCCGTGGTCGCGGTCGATCCGGGGAGCGTGATGCCCTGCGCCTTGGCGGTCCGCTCGAGTTCCTCGTTGAACTTCTTCTGCTCAGCGGCAATGCCAGCCGTCGCCGCCTTGTACGCCACGTAGCCGGCGATGATCGCACCGATGGCCACGACAGCCTTCACCGCGCCACCACCGACCAGCGAAAACAGCGCCATGGCATCGGCCGCGCTGCGAATGACCTTCACGAGGCCGATGAACGCCGCGATCGTCTGCGCACCGGCGAGGACGGCCGTGTACGTGGCCGCTGCGCGCGTCGCGGCCGCCCATGCCACGAAGGCGGTGGCACCGGCCGTGATCACCGCGACGACGGCCGGCCCGTTCGCCTGCACCCAGGCGAGCGCCTTGGTCAAGGCGAGGATGGCGCCGTTCGCGAGCGGGAGCGCGCGCGTGCCGAGATCGACGACTGCGGCGGTGAACTGATTCCGCAGCAGCTGTGACGCCGCCGCGGAGGTGCCAGCGATCTTCTTGAACGCGTCGTCGGTTGCCCCCGTGCTGTCCTGCAGCTCGCCGAAGGTCTTGGCGAGGTTGACGCCGCCGTCCTTCAGCAGGGTGATGACGGCCTGATTGCCTTCGACGTCTCGGAACAGGCTGTTCAGCGCGTCCTTGCTGCCGCCCGTGGCCTTCGTGAAGTCGAGCAGGAACTTGGTCAGGCCATCGGTTTCCAGCTTCGTGCGGTTGAACTCCTTCGCGAGTTCCGGGAACGACTTCCGGAAGTCATCGGCAGGCCGCACGATGTTCACGATGGCCGACCGCAGCCCGGTAATCGCCTGCGCCGACCTGATGCCGTTGACGGTCAGCACGGCGGTGGCCGCGCCGACATCCGCGAGGCTCACGTTGTAGGACGCGGCGAGTGGCGCGATCTGGCCGAAGCTCTGCGCCAGCTCATCGAACGTCACCTTGCCCTTGTTCACCACCTGAAACAGGATGTCCGATGCCTGCGCGGCGGTGACGTTTTGCTTCGCGAACGAATTGGTGACGGTGGTCAGCACATCTACGGCCGTGGCCGTCGACGTGATGCCGGCGATCGCGGCCTTCGCGCTGACGCCGAGGTAGGCCATAGCCTGCCCGGCGGGGATGCCCGCCGAGATGATGTCATACAGTCCCTTGCTCAGCTCCTCGAGCGAGCCCACCGGCAGCGAGCGGAACGTGTCGAGCAACTGCTTCCGGAAGACCACGGTGCTTCCCGTGGCCCGGTCCATCACGGTCGACACCAGCGCGAGCTGCTTTTCGAAGGCCTGCGCCTCGCCGATCAGCTTCGAGAAGCCGATGCCCGCGATCGCACCGGCCAGCCCGGTGGCGATGTTGCGTTGCAGTTTCGACACGGCATCGCTGAGCAGCTGCGACGCCTTGTCGGCCGCACTCGCCGACTTCGTGTAGCGATCGAGGTTGCGGACGCCCGGCTCCGCATTGACCCGGAGCTCGAGCGAGCTGAGATCAAGCATCGGGCGCCGCCTTCCTTGTCGGCCAGCGCGACGCCGCCGGCACCTTCTCGATCTTCTCGTCGGTAGACTCGATCTTCACGATCGAGGGATCACGGCGCACGGTGTCGAGCAGCATGAGCGCCTCGACTTCGGCCGGCGTCGGCCGGTGGCCCGTGGTGAGGCTCCACGCGAGCACGGTGCCATGCGACAGCGGCGCCACGCCACTCATGCCGACGCCAGAGCGGCCGAAGAGCGCATCCGACCACTCCCGGAGGTACCGGAACTCCTGGGGCATCTCCGGCCCCTCCAGTGCGGCCTGCGCACGCGCATTCCCACGCGCCGCGAGTCGCTCCATGTCCTGGCGGACACTCGGCGACTTCGGATCGTCGGGGCGGCTCGGCTTCGCGAGCCTGGCGTCGTGCGCGACGGCGAGCATTACGAGGCGGACACCTTCGGCAAAAAACGCGCGCGGTCTCGCATGCTCTTCGCGACCTGCTCACCAATCCAGGCGAAGTTCGGATCGGCGAAGATCTGGCGCGCATTCGCCGGAGAGAACGCCAGCGGCTCGCCGTTCAAAGGCGGGAGGTACCAGCCCTTCGACGCGGTCGTGAGGCGCTCGACCGCTTCCTTCTCAAGCACGTCCTGTGAGAGCGGGTTCGCACCGCCGCCCTTGCGCAGGCGATCGGCGCGACGGTCGGAGTGCTTGCGATCGAGTGCGCGCACTTCGGGCGCGTCTTCGCCGACGTGCTCCACGTAGTACGGGTTGCCGTCGGCATCGAACAGGGTTTCGCCGGTCGCCGGATGCTCCAGCTCCGTGCGGGTGGTGCGTTCGGCGGCATCGGCGACTTGCAGATTCTTCAGGTCCAGCATGATGAGTGCTCCATCGGAGAGGGTGGTCCCCACGCCGCCGCTGCACTCCCTTCCGCCATTGGGCATCCGGGGACGACGACGCGGGAGACCGATGCTGCGAACCACGAACCGACGACAGTGCACGCCGTCGGGTGCTGCAGGCTTACGCGGGCACGGAGATGAGGAGCGAGGTCGGCGCGTAGCCGAGGGCATCGCCGCGCTTGTCTCGACCGCCGTTCATGGGCACGGTCTGAATCGCGGCGCCTTCGCCACCTGCGGGCATGTTCCAGCCGCCGAACGACATGTTGCCGGCGTAGATGCCGACGTACGGCACGGTCCACGGGCTGGTCGCATTCTGCTCGGCACAGTGCAGGTAGACCGACACCTGATCCTCGTTCTTGAACGAGTCGAAGTCGGCGCCGTCGTTGACGACACCCGTGAACTGGCCGCTGAGTCCGAACTGCCCGAGGAAGGCATCCTGCGACTTCCGGCGCGAGATGAGTGGGAGTCCACTGATCGGCGCCTGCAGGTCGAGGCTGAGCGACGCCAGGTCGACGCGCTTCGTCGCCCCGAAGTAGATCGCGCCATCGAGCAGCGTGACCGATTCCTTTTCCTCGAACACCGGCGCCGTGAAATTCGGCGAGGAGCCCGACGCGAGCATATCGAGATCGACGCCCCCAAGCGCCAGCCCGATCTTGACCATGGCGTCCGCACCAACCGCGATGTTCAGCCCATTGAAGCGGAAGTCGGTGCCGAGCAGCGAGCGGTCGATGTCGCCGAGGTAGTGCTCCATCGTGACCACGCGCTTGCTGTACGTCGGATCGGTGTAGACCGCCGCCGAGACGACGATGCTGAACGACGAATCCGCCGACTCGTCGGTGAGGATGCCGGTCGGGATCGTGAGCACGCGGCCGTTCGCCGAGATGCCGAGGATCGGGAAGTACTTGTTGTTGTTGCCCGCGGTCGTCATGCCGGTGAGCTTCGCGGTCATACCGACCCGGACGCCGGACGTGATCAGGTTGCCGCCGGCGAACGTGATCGTGGTGCCCGTGCCGCTGATCGCACACGACGTCAGCGTCGTGTTGTCGAGGGTCTGCGGGGCGCTCCACGTGCCGCCGATCACCATGGCGAGCGCCTGCATCAGCGCGCCGGTGCGGGCTCCGGCGACCAGCTCCGTCTCACCGGCCCAGTTGTAGAACTCGCTGCCCTTGCGGCCACGCGACGCCATGCGCGATCGGCTGAGCAGCGCGCTCGCGATCTGCGCGATCTGCGACTGGAAGCCCTGCGAGGGGAGGAGTTCGAGACCGAGCGCGCCGGAGCCCGTCGCGGGCGTCACGAGACCGCTCTGCGCCTTGAAGGCGACGACGATACTGGATAGGTCTTGTGACATCTGCAGGCTCCGAACGTGAGGGGGTCAGGACGTAGCGAGGATCACGCGCTGCGCGTCGCGCGCACGTCGGCGCGACAGGGCACGGTGATGAGGCGATAGAGAAAGCCCGGCGTATCGGCCGGGAGCGCTTGCCCGGCGAACGGCCCGGGGTTGAAGCGGACGGATACCACTGGACCGGCGCCCACCTTCGTGCCGGAGGCGAAGCGCTGCGTGAGTACCGTGGCCATCGCATCCAGCGGATCCGCGCCGTAGACATCCGGCATGTACAGCGTGATCAGGTAGGCCATCGTGTGCGACTCGTGTCCACCGTCCGGCCCTGATGTCACCAGCTCACCCGTCGCGTGCACGAAGGCCTCGCGCATGGACGGCACGCCGGGGACCTGCTCGAGCTTCGCGCCATCGAAGGCGCGCCGCGCGGGCAGCGAGACCGCGAGCGTTCGCCCCGCGCTCGATGCCTGCACCGGATGCGTGTTCTTCGTCGTGAGCGTCGTGGCCGACACCGCGGTGATCAGGTCGGTTACGTTCGACGAAAAGCCCGACGGCGTGACTTCCATGCCTGGCACGAAGCCATCGTCGACGAACGACCCAGAGGCGCGCGTGTAGCCCGACGCGGTGGCGGCGAGCGCCACACTGCCGGTCGTGGCGAACACGGTGGCCGTGAGCCGCGCGCGAAGCGCCGCCTTCGCCTTGCGGAGATCAAGCGCCATTGAGCGCCACCTCCCGAGCGTGCGCGAGAATCCGATTCGCGCCGAGGATCGTGAGCTTGACGCTGTGCGGACCACCGAC